ACACCAGGACACCGGTGGGCGTAGTAATATTATACGCCCACTTGGTGTCCCACTTATACCCGTCTTTCACCAGTGAGACGTGTACCCCTCGCAAGATATTTTTCTTACAGAAAATTACACATGACCACCGTACAAAAAAATTCCCGTTAGAGGCACGAGCGGCACTCCCAGCACCTAGGCGGTCCGAGTACAAGTGGCACAAATTGATAATATCCGATTAGAGTTGGGGCATCCGATTAGTAGTGGCATGGTACGCACATGGCAGTCGCACACCACCCACTGCGTGGGGGCGGTGTGCTTTGTGTATGTGCTTTAGTCCGATTAGTAGAGTAGTGTTTTTGATAATCCCTACGGGCTTGAGTAGCGATGTGGGAAACTGGTCGCATGCTTACCGTTCTTCACTGAGTTCGAACCCTAGGGCGGCACCCCTCTCAAAAATGCAATACCGGGAACGGATTCGGTGAAGTTTTTGTTTGTGTGAAAAGTGGGTGAGGTGAGACATAAAAGTGCAGTGATTGGTTGGTGTCAGCGGTTAAATGCAGGCAAACGGCGAAGACGTTAGTACACCGAAAACCCCTCGCAAGCGAACACCAGTTAAAAAACAGGCTTCAGTATGGTTCGAGCCACCGTCAAGACAGTTACATACGGATCTGGATATGGGTCAACTTCTAGAAAAGTTGCAAGAAGTCGTCAACTCGTTAACAAAGCGGCTCAACTCCTTAGAAACAGAGTGGGCGGAAATACTAGAGCACCTCTCAGGACAGGAGGATTTTACGGACTGTATAACCGAAGAGGAAGAGATGAATTAAAAGTCATTGACACAGGAGACACCACGGGTAATAACCCTGGCGCTGGTGGTATAACTCTCCTTAACGGAGTTGCACAAGGTGTTGACTACAACCAAAGAATTGGTAGACGAATAATCATCAAATCATTACTCTTTCGCCTTACTCTGGTCCCAAATATTTCTGCTACAAATGGCGCTCTTGGAGATGTACTCCGAGTGCTCATTTTCTACGACGCTCAATCTAATGCTTCTGCTCCTGCGGTTACGGATATTCTACAAGGAGGCACCTACGATGCTCCTATGAACTTAACAAACAGAGACCGTTTCAAAATACTCGCGGATAAATTCCTCACAGTTGGTTCATGGGCATTCACCGGCACTTCCCTAACAGCTGGGTCTCCTCGACCCACACAAATGAAAGTATACAAACGCATGAACATGGAGATGATCTTTGGATCCTCTGCAGCGACAATAGGAGGCATACAAACAGGGGCTATCTACGTTTTACTGATATCCCTAAACAACAACATTTCTACTTCTATCTTTAACTCGAGAATTCGTTTTATTGACTCTTAGGTCTTTTGTAAATAAAAATCGATAAAAGAATCAACTTCTACTATCTCTAACCTACATTCCAAAGTATTCAGCCTTCCATCGTTTGCGGCTTTCACATAGCATTCTGAGAGACTGTAGTTGCTCAAGATTACTACCGGAAGGTTCTTGGATTTCATTCCCTGTGAGCCTTTCTTGCGTATCGGCATACTGGATCCTTGCAAAAATTGATTCAGAAACTGTATAGTCTTCTGGCCTTTGAATTCGTCTATGACTACTAGGTCGTAGTCGTCCGAATATTGGTCGTAGAACTCTTCCGTGGTTGGCATAAGGTACACTGATAGATATTTCTCCAACCACTCTACCAACGAAGTCTTCCCAAGATTCCTCGGTCCATGAATGTATAGTTGTGGGGCCTTGAATTTCCTGTCCACACGAATATTCGAGCATATCCACTTCGCAATCTGAAGATTTGCGTCAGTCAAACCATCAAGGGAGGGGGGCACCCACTCTAGCTTCTGCTTCTTCTTGACCTCACATTTTACCCAGCTCTCATACTCCTCGATCTTCCTCTTGTTGATCATAACGTATCCACAGTTTTCTTCGTTGATCTCAGCCAGACTCTTTCCGTCCATGATACTCTTGGCAATAACCTGGTTGATCGGAGCCTTCTTCTTCTTGATCGACTCGACATCCACACCTTTCGCTACATAGTTGTCTCCCTTAGTACAGTATTCAACCCAGGCTCTGACAGATTTAGTCACCTGGTAATTTCCATGTTTGCCCCCAATAAAATCAAAACAGTTGGGGTCTTTGAAATTCTTCTTCTTCAAGAACGATAGATAGACATGGAGATGTGGAGTCCCATCCTTATGGTCCTCCTCGCACACCAAATAGCCTTTCAGCTCGTCTGGGAACTCCTGTTCAATCCGAGCAACGGCTACCTCTTTCTTCACATCACATTGTGGGAATGTGATCGTATAGTTCTTTCCCGACATACGGAAAGAACCTTTCGTCCTTTGGCTCTTCTTCGGATTCTCTGTCGGCGCAGGCTTCTCCAGAGTCTCATCCTCATCCGATAGCGGACCTTCCAAACATAAGAGAGATTCCTCCTGATTAGCACTAGGAAACGTGTCCATTTTAGTAAACTAAACGAGGACACCAGGACACCGGTGGGCGTAGTAATATTATACGCCCACTTGGTGTCCCACTTATACCCGTCTTTCACCAGTGAGACGTGTACCCCTCGCAAGATATTTTTCTTACAGAAAATTACACA